GCTGAGCTTCGGCTCAGTGTGCAGGATCTTCTCCTGACGCAACCACCCGAAAGTCGTGGTTTACACACCGATTCCCTTAATTTCTCTTTTACTATCGTCGGATAGTAAATTTCCATTAAAGGCAAGTCGCAGTTCGATTTAAGTGAACTGCAAAGCACTATCACATATGGTAGTGACAACCTTGAGTTGATCAAGCTCAAATAATCATTTTTGGGTTTTTATAAATTTTTACGAACAGTAAGAAAACAAACAAAAACACACAAAAAGAAAGACCAAAAAACACAATATTTTGTAGTATATATCTATTAATGTTCTATGTATACTATTAAACATTCTAGATGTAATGTGATAGTCTTCTCCATCCATGAGTTTCCCGAAAGGATACTTCTGAAAATGGTGAATGGCTTCAATCACTCTAGGATCTATTGGATATTTTCCCGCTTTTATCTCGACTTTATTCAAGTCTTGATAATAGAACGAGGAATCATCCACAACAGAACCATTTGTGAATCCACCAAAATAAACTATCATTAGTGTTAACGCAATACCGATTACCACACCAAGCACACTATAATAAAGTAGGTCTTCTAAATTCTGACGTACAGGCTCCACCACAGTTTCCTCCGCAAGGGTCGTTCTCTCTTGTAAACCACATGTAGGCGTAAAGTCCTCCAATGGCAAACAAGATTGGCACGAGCATTCCAGGGGATGAGGCATTACCGTATGCCAAACTATTGTTCCTATTATAGTTAATACTCTTACTACCGTCTCTGTAAGAACCACCGTTAGCAAATTTATGTATATTATCACCCGATTGAGTTGCGTGCTTCTGATTTGACAAGATCAAATAACCAAACAAACCAATAACAGCAACTCCTGCAACGATCGGCCAGTACTTATTCGGCCTTGCCCCCACCTGATTCTTCATGCGTGAACTTCTCGTTATGATACTTGTGCGCGTTACTAACAGGCTTGTCAGACAATTCACCTATTAGAAAAGCTTGAGCGATCTCTCGCTCGGCTCTAATAACAAGTAACTTCTTATGCCTAGTTAGTGCCACCGCCCTAGCGTGGGACACTGCAGCAGCTTCTCGATCCTCATTTCTAATGAAGAGAGTAACGCTGTCATATTCCTTGCCTTGTGCATCAATAACGAGAGAGCAGTCCAAACCGCACTCTTTCAGATCATCAACAGTGCTCTGTGTAAAAGCCAGATTCTTATCAGTACTGTCGGTTTCACCTTCATAATCTCCGTGCTCGACTCGGTCCTCACCACCACATGGGACAAAATTTTGACCATGCTTCTTGCACAACTCTGCAGTCGCTTTCCCCATTCTGTGTGAAACTTGCGAACTGTAGACAGTCGGTAGACATAAATACTCTAGACTGGAAGCGCTGGTAGCTGTACCTTGAGCTACGTCGCCAACTAGTAACATGAACGATGCTTTCAACTTGCGTTGTAGCAAAAGCAGCTCAGCACTTTCCGCCAGAGTGTATTCATCAACCACTATCACATCAGCTTGCATAGGAACCACAGAAAGTAAAACGTCTTGTAAAGTAAATGTGCGAGCACTGCCTTTAAAATCAGTCTCCTTGAGTCTGGGATTGGCCAAAACTGTAATAGCTTTAGTCTTTCCCTCGGCGAGTTTACGTATCAGCGTAGATTTTCCGGATCCAGCGACCCCCGAAATGATTCCTGCCTTAAAAGACACGTTGGGTCTGAGACTGCGAAGCAAAAATAACTTAGCTCTTATCCGCTCCTGTTCAGTAGGACACGCTTTCTTCAAACACGTAGTGAGATACTTATCATAAAGTGGCTTCAACTTCGTGATTTCAAAGAAATTTGCCGGGCAATGCATGTAATTCTGACCTGTTTCCTGAAACTTCGCCTCGAGGCAAAGTTTGTGGATCAGTTGAGCGAAATTATCCGCTTCAGAAAACCTGCGCTTGTCATTGGCTGCATGCCTAAGGTTAGGAGTTTTTGTGCTACCGTCATTCTTGACATCATCAGTCTGAGTGCTCGCGTCGCGGGTTAAAGGACTGTCGGTTTCTGCCGAAGGTCGTTTGTCAGGCTTAACTTCTAAGCTCTCGCTCTGTTGTTTCCCCTGAGTAACATCCTCCGGTTTACCAACTATCTTCTTTTTCCTTGGACGCTTCTTCTTCAGCTCCTCCTTGGGACCAGCATTCTGATCCTTGGGAAGTTCAGCATTCTTCTCTCCGGTTGTAGCAGGCTTCTTCTTCCTCGGCCTACTCTTCTTCTTCTTCTGTTCGGATGTTGTGGATTTGTCAACAACGTTGTCGCTTGTGATAGGAGATAAATTGCCATCTCCCGCCACTCCTTCCACCTTCTTCTCTTCAGTGATTTTTTCAGAAATGCTTCCAGTAAGAGTCTCTTCTTTGTGCTCAGTGTTTGTCGCCATGTTTAAACACATAACATTCAACCTAGAACGAAAACTAGTTTAAACGAACAAGAATAAATAAAACAAACAAAATAAAACGAAAAGAAAAGAACAAAAGAAAATTCTAAAAGAAACAAAATAAAACAAAACAAAATAAAATGAAAAACAAGATACTCGTCAAGCGTTTTGGATCCAATCCAGAGCATAATTCATTTCAAACGTTTCGCGGTCATACAACATGGGATTCTCATTTAAGAGATTCTTCAGCAAATTCGTATAAGCATACGATCCGTCCCTTAGAGGCTGCACGTCCTTAATTAAAGGTAGGTGTTGGCCAGCTCCTTGGGCTGCTGCTCCAGCTGTAGCGGCTCCCGGCCTTTGCCGCATCAATTCAGTATCCCTAGACCCAGAAGGTTGATCTGAAGCTCTTGCGAGCTCTGTCAGAATCATAACCCCCGATCGGCCTATGCGATAAAAAACTGGTGCTGATTGGTAATTGGGATTACCAATTATGCCGCGGGGACCTGCGAAACGGCGATCTACAGCAGCTGGCAAATCTTTCGCCACTGCCGTTATCATATCTCCGATTGCTCTCCTCGACGCATTGACGTCGAACTGCACCGTGCGCAGACCGTCCTGTAATTGCTTCCAGGCAGGTTCGTGAATCCACCAGTCGCTCAATGCTCCTCCGAGCACGATCTGGTTGCGCCATTGTGCTTCATCGTAATGCCCACCTCCTTTTACAGTCATAGCAATATTCGCCATGGCAAAATACTAGGATGCCTGTAAAATAGGTGTTGTGTGCAGAGACGAGTCCTAAGAGGTTCC